ATAACGGTAATAGACCTCAATAACTATGTTTCCATCAGCCGGGTCTACTGAGCCTTTGACGTTTTGAAGGGACAAGGCAGGTAAAAACTTTGAAAAAGCTCCACCGATAGTCTGTTGAATAAGGCTTACAGAATCATTGATGTTTTCAAACACTGTGGCGGCAACGCTAGTACCAAAGGTAGGGCGCATGATGCGCTCATTAAGGCTAGTCATGCAAACAAGGACTACCCGGTCTTGCCAGATCTTCTTTTCATCAGATGTGAAAGTCACTGACCCATAGCTATCAAAAGCAAAGGGTAGTGTGATTGCTGTCTGGTATGCCATTAGGCTATTTCTCCTATCCATAGTGGGAAGTTAGGGTCCCCGGCTAAATACATAACTCCAACTTTTGTTCCAGCATGCGGTTTATATTTACCAATTAAATTTAAAGTAGCAATAATACCTGGAATATTTGGGCGTGTTGGAGAAGTTAAAGAATTATGGCAAGTTAAAGCTACACTGTTGTCAGCAGAGCTAAATGCAAATTGTATGTAATCACCAACCTCAAGATCTACGATAAACGGTACGGCAGCTAAAACCTCGTTTGGGTTTCCAGCCATCGTCACACGACTGTTAGTATCTGGTATCGGTGTTCCATTTTTTAACACCCAAATATCTGCTTGAGCTGAGTTAGACCCGGGTTTTGAAAATTGAGCTGAAAATGCTAATAGGTAATCCCCAGATTCTTGAACCTTTATTTTTGTATTATCAACTAAAAGCATGTTGTTGCTGTCCGCTACTGTTGAAAAATTGGCAATTGTTGCTTGATTTGCTCCAGTAACCGTCTGATCTTCAGTGCTTATAACAGTAATGTATGGATAGTGGTTTTGTGAAAGACCCCCAGTAATAGAAGCAGCCCAGTTAGTTTCAGCAGATCCGGTTACTTGAGGTACCTGTAGTGTTACACGACCGCGGTTTTCTGGGTCATTGTTATTAACCACAATGCCTTCGTAAACTCCATAAAATCTTTGATCAAAGTTCATCGCGCCCTCAATCTTTCTAGGCGCTCTGTAACAAATTGCTCTGTTACTGGCTCTTCCACAATTGGGTCTAAAGATCTAGTGCCGCTTACCCATCGGGCAGGAGAAGTATCTCTATTGCTTACATTTAACTTAGCTCGGTTTTCAATAGTGCCAAAGCTTCCGCGCTCTGTTGCATTTACCGGTACTGTAATCCGGTTTAAATAGGTTACAGGGCGGATTTTTGTTTGACGAACTCCGTAAAGAACTTTTCTTATTGGGCGAGCTGGGGGGCGTGTGACTTCTCGACTATCTGGCCCAATAGAAGCTTCTCCTAATGAGTCAGAGCCTACGTGCAAAATAGTTGTATAGCGATGGCGGTTGCGTTCTTCTTCAATAATTTTGTGCTCAACTTTTAAAATAGTCCAAAAGCCAGAATAGTTTGAACCAATACCATTTAAGTAAACCGGCATATCTGGTCGCAAAGATGCCGACCCTAATACTTCAGCAACAGCTCTATAGGGGAATGATCCGCGAAGGTCAGCGGCCTCTGACTCATACTTAGCTATTTCTGGGGTGTTAGCTACAGTGTCTGTTAAGAAAGAATCAAAGAATTCAGACTGTTCTTTTATTCTTGTAGACGCTTCTCTATTTTGTTGAGTAAATGACAAAGGAGTATTTGTAAATGTGTCAACGCCTGTAGCTGCTGGGGCCGATTTAACGTTTCCGTCATAATCCATATCTTCACCAATAATTGGTCTAAATGAGTACAAAGTAGATCCAGCAGAGTCGTTTGCCTGTCGCATTGTAAAAGTTTTAGCTTCTTCTTTATAAAGATGAAAATCTTCGTGCATTGGTTGAAAATACAATTCTGTATTTGTAGCTCGAAGCGTGTAACCAGAGTGCTTAGCCAGTTTTACTAATAGTTCCCAGTCGGTATGACCGGATTGAGCAATTTGTGGGTAAACACGTGGGTGAGGCACCGAGTAGCAAACAAAGTTGTGCTTTTCTGCTATTTGTTGTGCTACCTGATCTGCCGTAATGTCTTTGTATATTGTTTGAGAAGGTTGGCGGAATGGGTAAGAAGCCCCAATAACAACCATTTCTGTAAAGTTTTTACCTGGTGTGCGGTCAGGTTTAATATGGTGGATATACCCGTAGATATCTCTTTTTTCGGTAACCGCGGCTATTGTTACCTGCACGGGAGATCCAGGATTAAGGATGTCATACGATACATCCCAATCTCTAAACTTAATTTTAATAATATCGTGTTTATATTTTTCTTGAATGATTTCAGCAGAGTACACAGAGGTAGGGCCAAAATCGGTTTCAGGAAAAATAACACGTATAAAATTAAACATTTGGAATCCTCAAAATTGTTCCAGGAGCAATAGAGGTAAAGTCTGTAATCTCAGGGTTGTACTCAGGGATGAGCCACCAAGACCTTGGATTTTGGTAATACTTAGCTGCACCAATAGCTTAGGCGACCTAATGTTGAGAAAGTATAAAAAATAACAGGTTGTTCTGATTTAGTTGTGTTTGGGCTAAAAAAGTCAACAGTTGAGTACTCGTAACGAGATCCTTTAAATATCATTATCCAGCTCCAATTCCTGTACCAGCGAAGCATTCAATTGAAAGGGTAACTGTAGTTCTCATCGGTATCATATCTTGAGTAAACATATTGTGATTAATTGCAATGTTTGAAAGCCATCCAACATAGGATAAGTTGTTAAGTCGATCTGGGCCAAGAGATATGCCAAGAAGGGTAGGTTGTAGGTAACCAAGGTTAGCTGTGCGCTTACCCATTAAAGTTCCCCACTTTTCAACACCCATACCAGACCCGTTAATTGCTTTAAATAGGTACTCAAGATCAGCCATAGTGCCTTGGCGCATTAACGCCTCTAGCTGCTCGCCAAAAGGTTGTTTTTCTTGACCTGGGTAGTAGGCTGTGTAAAATTTTGAATAATCATTAAAATCTTTAACTTTTGATGATCGAATACACGCAAAATCATTAACTCGGTCTAACAAAATATTAAAGTTAACTGTTTCCTGACCTGGAAAAACACCAGACACAACACGTAAAGTGTCAGCAGCAGATGGGGTAATATCCATGTTTCTAGCTACGTTAGTAGAGATTTCTGACGGGTTCCAAAGGAATTGAAATCCCCATTTGCGGTCATCGTTTTTAAGCTCTACGCCTTCTGTAGTTTTAGCTAACTGCGCTGTAGCTTCAGCCAGGCTTTCTACTTTTCCAGAGTCTGTATTAAACTTTTGAAGAGCTGAAGCCGAGTGCCAGTACCAAATACGTCCACGACGGGTGCCGTGAAAAGACTCAGGGGTACTTGTGGCATTAAATACATCAGCAGCAAAATAACCGGTTTTATTATTTAAAACTCCAACATCCTGCGGCTCTTGCTCAACAGGTCGTACCGGCAAGCTCCAATTATGAGGAGGCAGATTAAACTTATAACCAATTGGATCTGGCACACCAACTTCAATGTCGTCCCCAGAACTTCCTCCAGCACTAGTTTTAGAAGCTGCTTGTGCCGTTTTGTCGGTTTCTACCTTGTTATTTTGAAGAGCACGTCGCTGCGCTTCCTCTTTACTTACTGTTTCGTTTTCTAATTGAGCAGTAGTAAGAGCTAATTGTTTTTGTTGACGAGCAATTGCTTCTTCGTCAGTAGGCGTAGAACTAGCAGATACAGCGGTGGCAAAACCACTGCCTCCGTCAGATAAAGTTGCAAAAGTCATTATTTACTAGCCGCCATTTCTATCATATTTGTATCTTGAAGGATACGCTTTACTGCTGCTGCAATATCTTCTGCATTTCCGCTTGGGACGTTGATATTAATTGTAACGCCTCCATAATTGTGAGCTGTAGTTGGTTTATTTGCATCAAAACCTGATGATCCAAAATATTGACTAAGTTGAGAGCTGGTAAGGTTTTTTGGACTAAAATTCTTTAATGCTTTAGAAAAAGCTCCAGTATTAACAGTTTCAATTAGCTGAGCAATATAGTCTGTCTCACCAGATTCTTGTTTTGGAGTGTCGTCTGATGTATCTTGTCGTGGTTGTCCGCTTTGTACCCCAACAAGTCCAAGTTTTTTAGAGGTGTTATACCAAGCATCAGACCAACGCCCACTTCCATCAAATATTTTTTTTGCAGCTTTAGCATTTTCAAGTGGATCATATAGGTGTAAAGGTTCACGTTTAGGGTCGTTATATTTTTTCCAGTCTTTAAGAGATCTAATTTGGAATAAACCAATATGCCTTTATCACCCTCAGCGTTTGTTCTCCAACCTGACTCAAAACGTGAAACGTCAACAGCGTTTTCTAAGTCGTCTCCTTCAAAACCAGCCTGTGCCAAAATGTTTCTAACTTCAGCTTCATCAAGAGTTCTACCTTCATGTGGAGCGTGTACACCGCCACCTTCGTGACGATTGCGTCGACCAACAAGATGATTAGGAATAATAACGCCATCAGTTTTTGGGATAAAAAGCTCAGGACCAAGCTCACCAACAATATATGGTTGCTCATCTGCAACTTTTCCACCCTTAGCTTTACCGCCAAGTCCCAACATTGCCAAGATTCCCTTAGCCATGTCTTGACCTAAGCCGTTACCTCCACCAAGCATGGTTTCCGTAAATGTTTTGGTAGCGGTAGCTCCTTTAAGAACACCAGTTACGTTATCTACAGCGTTCATTACTTCGCCAAGAGCTGTTAACGTCATTACCGCTGATTTAAAGCCGGTAGATCCCGCCTTAGAAACCTGATACAGACCTTGAGCAGCTACAGCATTTTGATTGCTCTTAGATACAACAGATTCTGTTGTTCCTCCAGCCTCTAGTACCGCGTCTTTTGTAATAGATCCGCCACCGGTACGGGCTTTAAAGATCAAACCATTGATCATCATTTGGCGTAAGATTGGGTCATTGCCAAAGTACATATCAAGCATTGAATACAAAGAGTTGCCTGGTTGTAAACCAATCATTACTTCTCTTTGAGTAGGAACTTTTCCAGAGCCGTAAGCTTGTGCGTAGTCTTTACAGATCTTTTTCCAAATATCATCAACAATTTGATCAGGCGGCTTCATATTTCCGTCTTCATCACGGATACGAATACCAATACCTCGAAGCATATTTACGTTACGAGCTTGCTGCATTGCTCCGTATGCTCTAGTTGTTCCTTCAATACCGGCACCAGGAAGCAAATTAGATATATTGGCAATACCGCCCATAACGCTACCCTGTAGACCGCCCCCAGCACCTTGTAGGAAGTTACCGCCGGTAAGACCATAGCTTTGAGCCGCAATTAACGCGGTCATAGCGTCCATCTTATTGTTTACAGTTCCTTGTTTTGAAATTGCACTCTGTAGCTGACCAATTGTTTCGTAGTCTCTGCTACCACCAGTACGTCCAAAACCAATTTGCATTGATGGGTCGTACTTTCCACCTTTACCGGTTGGTGAAGAGAAGAAAGCAGCACCTTGCATCATTAATTCAGCTTGGGTAATTTCTTCTGTAGAAGAAAGTGCTCCAGAGCCAACAGCTCCTGCGTAGAGCATGGCGGCAGCTGGGTTTTGTTTTACATAATTAGTTAAGTTACGGGTAAAACTTTGTGGTTGTTGAAATAGTTGGTTATCAGATGGCTCATCACCAAAAGGTGGTATTGGAGTGCGAGGGCCACCTCCTCCGCCACCGCCACCGCCACCGCGACCTGTAGGTACGATAGAAGTTGATGGGGGAGTAAATCGTGGAGAAGGCGCAACTTGATTAGAGCTAACCCCTTCGCCGCCTTGATAAACGGCAACAGCTCGGCTTTCAGTAGTGTTTACTTTTTGCAGGACTCCGCCAACGGCTGAACCAGCATCGAGCGCAGCATTCTTAATACTTGCAAGGCTCTGCAAAGCTCGTGGTGCAGGTAAGTTCATACCGCTTCTTGGGTCTGCCACAGCTACTTCCTTCCGTTAAACCGTTGTGCTCTTTCTAACCAGTTTTGTCTTTCTCTAACTGAGAGGTTTTTAATCTCTGTTAGAGTCCAACCTGTAAACGTTCTAGTCAATATCTCATAATGATCTAAAAGTAGATCGTATGTGACTTGGCTATAGACGAAACAAATCTACAAGGCTAAGTGGGATATCAATAGGTTCCTCACATGCCTTGCAGACCTTGCTCACCTCCCCAAGGCGTGGGCCCGGATTGCGCTCAAGGATTGAATCAATAATCTTTGCTCTGTCTGACATACCTAGGGCTAAAGGCCCAGCGTTACCAATTGACATTTCACCGTCAATAGAGGTTATACAGCCAGCTAATAAAATTGTGTTTACTTCTGGAACACTCATTTGAGTATTTTCCATAAGTTTCTTTTGGACAAGTCCTGTTGGAAGACTTAATGCAACTGGTCCAAGCTTTGTATCAACAACCCAGTGGCGGTCTTTAACCTTGTCCTTAAGCTTAATAAAAGGAACATCGTTTAAAAGGTGCACATCGGCCTGCTGTTCAACGTTGCAGCTTGGGCAACGAAGCTTTAAGTCTAGAGACTCACCAAAAGTGACTCTACGAATACCCAAAAGAATTGCATCTCTGTCACCTGATAGTAAAAGATCGATGTCATCCTTTGTAGCTTCTTTGTCACCCAGCTTTACCAATCCGCGTTCTAAAAGAACGTGGAGTGATTTAGCTGTAGAGCCAGCTTTTGCAATAGCTTCTTCATCAGCTCCGGTTAGTTCTCTAACCTCAGCTGTTGTAATTAATTTGCCGTCAAAGTTTAAATAACCTCCAGGCAAATCTACTTCTGAGGCAGAAGGGGCCCGAGTTTCAACAATCTTCTCGGGCTCCTCCATAGCCTTTTTAGCGTACTGTGATACGAGTTCTGCATCTGTAATAATTTCAGCCACTTTTTATATTCCTTTGTTTGAGGTTACGCTAGTGTAGAACGATTTACTGGTGTGAAATTGTCATCAGTAAAGAATACTGAAAGACCTTCGTGGACAAGAGCCATTGATTCATAAAGAATAGCTCCGTCATTTGCATTTAGATCTGTGTAGTTAAGTTGGGTAATCCATGCGTTACGAATATCAAAGCCCATCTTTGGGGTATTGTTATTTGTAGCACCTGCGTTTGGATGATCCATTACATAGACCTTAACGTTAACGCGGAAGCTCTTTCCTGCTACTGAAAGTCCATCTCCAGCAACAGAAGCAAACAATCCACGCATCCAAGCTTGAGCTTGGTCATTGCCGTATAGCACTCCGCGTTGGAATGTAATTGGGCTAAATGTGGTCATACCAGGTACCTGGTGTACGGTGGTGTTATATCCACCTTCACGGTACTGGATTGACTGGGTAGTGATGTTTAAACCACTGATTGAACTAAATCCACCTACCCAACCGGTTGATTGACCGGATGCTGTAGTAGCGCTTGCGCTTGTTTGGATTTTACTTGTAAATGTATCTTCTGTACCCACCTTGTTGAATTCAGCATAAAACCGAAAGCTACGTAATGGATCAGTCGCTAATGTCGAGAAGCGATTAATAATACTGCTTGTCATTATTTATTTTCTCCTTTACGCCACAGTAACGGTGGTTCCACCGTCAAACTGACCGATCTTGATGACAATGAATTCCGCTGGGCGTTGTAGCGCGACACCAACTGCAATGTTAAGTTCACCATTGTCGATTGATACCTGCGGATTGTTTTCTGTATCAGCTTGGACAAAGAATGCCTGTTGAGGTGTTGCCCCAGCTAGACCGCCCTGTGACCAGAAACTTGTAAGGAAGCTGCTAATTGTTGAGTTCAAACGACGACGTGTTTCAGCGTTGTTTGGCTCAAATACAGCAAATTGAGTAATTTCTGTTAGAGTCTTCTTTAAGTAGATAAGTGTACGACGTGTTGGTACATACTTATCAAGATTTCCTGCCTTTAGTGTACGAGCTCCCATAACACAAATGCC